GATGAGCTGGTATGTCCCATATGTGGGCCGCTGGCCGGGCAGGTCGTCGGGCTGGATGAGGAGTTTGAAGGTGGCATCAGCGGGCCGCCGGCCCATCCGCGCTGTCGGTGTTGGGTGACGCCGGTCGTGGAATAAGGGTGAATCATGGCCAAGGTAACTGTACGCGGTGTGGATGAAGTGCTGCGCAAGCTGGAGAAGGTGGGGAAGGCGGGTGCCTTCAAGCGGCCGATGACGAAGGCGGTGGCGCACCTGCATGACAAGATTGCGGAGTATCCGCCCTCGTCGACCGCCAACAGCTCGGCCAACGGCTATTCGTGGTACGAGCGCGGGTTCGGCACGCGGACGCGGACCGGCCGAGCCTGGCCGACCTCGGAGACGCTCGGCCGCCGCTGGACGCATGAGGTATCAGGCGATGGAAAGAAGGGTGTCGTGGGCAACAACGCCAGCTATGGACCGTTTGTGCAGTCGGCCGAGCGCCAGGCGTCGTTCCACGCGCGGCGGGGCTGGCTGACGGACGAGAAGGTGGCCGAGGACGAGGCCGACAAGGTGGTCAAGTTCTTTGATGACGAGATCGAGGACCTGCTGAAATGAGGGTGACGATGGTGAAAACGAAATCGGGATTCTGTTCGACGAGTGAGGTCTGGCCGGCCGTGGCGACGTTGCCGGTTGACGACCTGCCCCCCGCCCTGCAGGACTACCTGCAGGAACGGCGGCGGGCCATCATCACCGAGCTGCGCATGATAGAGCAGATGCTCAACATGAGGCCATCTATCCCGCTGCGGGATCGGCCGCACTAGCTGTTTGACTAGAACGCCCGTTCGTTGTACAATCTCAACACATGGGCGGACTGGTCCGCTCCAATAAGCCCCCTGGAATGTCCACCGGGCGCAAACTAGACCCAATGGGTTTTTGTTTGCGCCCGGTTTTTGCGTTGAGGACTATATGCACTCACTAAAGATATTGGAACAGGACGATGAGACCGCGATTGTGGGCGGGTATGGGGTGGTGTTCGGCGGCGAGGACCTGGAAGGGGAGACGTTCGCGGCCGATACGGATTTCATGCTCGACCTGGTGCCGGTGAAGCCGGTCTACATCGACCACAGCGGCGATTCGTTCGTGACGGCCGACGGCAAGACGATCAAGCTCGTCGGGGTCAGTGACCCGGTCGGCCGAGTGCTGGAAGTGACGGCCGATGATGTTGGGCTGTACATGAAGTTGCAGCTGGAGAAGGCCGGGCGCTACTGGCGCGTGGTGGAGGAGATGATTGGCACCGGGAAGGCGGGGTTGTCTTCCGGGACCATCGGGCATCTGGCACGGCGCGAGGGTAAGACGATCACCCGCTGGCCGATTGTGGAGGAATCTATCACGCTGACCCCGGCCGAGCCGCGGACGGTTGGCGTTGAGCGTCTTAAGGCGCTGGCTGAGCTGAACCCTGACCTAAAGGCGCTCGTCCCAGAGGCGGATGGTACACCCGCAGTGGACGAGGCGATGGATATGGGCGACGAGGTCGGTGACGACATGGCGCAGACGGCCGAGGACGCGGCCAAAGAGTTGAGTACAGACGGGGCAGGGCTTGCGCCGTCACATATCGAATTTACGGAGGATGTTGAAATGAGCGGACAAAACGCACAGGCGCAGGCCGATCCGCGTGATGAGGAAATCAAAGCGCTGTCGGACCGCGTCAACCAGTTGATTGATTTGATGGAGAAGGCCCCCGCCCTGAAGTCGGCCGGTTACACGACCGACGACGGCGGCACGGCCGATCCGACGCACAAGAGCTTCGGGGACTTCCTGCTGGCCGTCAAGCGCGGCGACACGAAGCGTATCGCGGCGGTATATGGGGCGCAGAAGGACATGGCCGAGGCGGCCGGGGCGACCGGCGGCTACCTGGTTCCGAGCGAGTTCCACAACGAGCTGCTGAAGGTGATGGCCGAGCAGTCGCCGATTTACGCGCGGGTTCGCAAGCAGCCGGTGATGACCGACGCGGGCGAATATCCGGCGCTGGATCAGTTTGTGGCGCCGACGACCGGGGCCGGCAACACAGCCCTCGCCGGTGGGGTTTCCTCGGCCATCACGGCCGAGGGCGCAACCCTGACCGAGACCCAGCCGACGTTCGCGAATCTGGAGTACCGGATTCACAAAATCGGCGGGTTCGTCGAAGTATCCAACGAACTGATCTCCGATTCGCCGCAGTCGATCGAGGCGCTGTTGCGCAGCCTGTTCGGTATCGCCATCGGCGCCAAGAATGAGCGCAACATCCTGCGCGGGACCGGCGTCGCCGAGCCTCTGGGCATCCTGAACGCGGCCTGCACCATCGGCGTGACCACGGCGACAAATGATGTGTTTGCCTACGCCGACGCGCTGGCGATGACGTCCCGATTCAAGGCGGTCAGTGGTCAGACTCCGGTGTGGATTGCCCACCCGTCGCTGATTCCTGACATCGGCGTCCTGTCCGTGGCTTCCGGTTCGCCGGTGGTCTGGGCCGGGAACCTGGCGGCCGGGCAGCCGAATACGCTGCTGGGCTACCCGCTGATTTTCAGCGAGCACATGCCCCAAGCCAACGGCGACGACATGATCCTGGCCGACCTGGGCGCGTATGTGCTGTTCGAGCGGCAGGCCCTGTCCATTGCCTTCTCGGAGCACGCGGCGTTCACGGCCGACAAGGGCACGTGGCGCTTCACGGCGCGCAATGACGGGCAACCGTGGATGAAGAGCGCGATCACGCTGGCTGACCCGACGGGCAGCTACACGGTGTCGCCGTTCGTCTACCACAACGACTAATCCGGGCAGCCGGTAGCGAAACACGAGTTTCGAGGAGAAATTGAGATGGCAAGAAAACCAGCAGAAGTCGCGGCCGTAGTCGCCGCGCTTGACCCGGCGTCATTGACGGCCAACACGTACTACACCGACTGGGTGCTCGCTGACGACTTCGAGCAGTACATGGGCGTCGTCCTGGTCGGCGCTATCGCCAGCACCGGGACCTGTGACATTGCGTTGTCTCAGGCGACCGACGGCTCGGGGACCGGGGCGAAGGACATTGTCGCGGCCACGCAGTTGACTCAGGCCGGCACGGACAGCAACAAACAAGTGGTGTTGCAGTGCCGCGCCGACCAGCTCGACCTGGCCGGCGGCTTCCGGTACATCGCCGTTGAGGTGGTCACGGCCACCGCGGCAACCATCGGCGGTGCCGCCCTGATCGGCTTCAACCCGAAGTACGGTCCGGCGAAGGATTACGACATCGCTTCGGTAGATGAGATCGTCGGCTAGTGGCCGCTTACAAAGCGCTACGATTCATTGATCTGTTCCGGCCGGGCGATGAGATCCCGGCCGGAACTTATGACGATGCGATGCTGGCCAAGCTGGTGGCTCGCGGGGTCGTGGAACAGATTGAGGAATCGGTCCAGGCGAAAGAGGCGGAGCCCAAAGATCATGACGATGCGCCAAAGGGCAAAGTGACTAAGAAGCGCAGTTAGTAGGGGGCGCAATGAGCGAGCCGTACGCTTCCATCGAGCAGTTACAAAGCCATATTGACGCGTCGGGCGGGGTCTCATGGAATGCGGCCGATGCGGACAATCTGACCCTGGCGCTCGAGGCGGCCAGCCGGTGGCTGGACGAGCGGCTGGACACGCGCTTTCGGGCGGTGTCGGAGACGCGCTACTACACGGCGCGGTGGTATGACCTGCTCCACATCGATGACCTGGTGTCGTTGACGTCCCTGAAAACCGACGACGACGACGACGGGGACTATGAGACGACCTGGGCAGCGACGGACTATCGCCTGGAGCCGCGCAATGCGGCGGTCAAGAATCGGCCGTATCGGACGATTCGCTACACGTCCAACGGCCGATACTCGTTCCCGACCAAGGTCGATGATGGTGTGGAGGTGACGGGGCTGTTCGGCTACTCGGCCGAGCCGCCGGCGCCGATTGTGCAGGCTTGTCTGCTGATGGCCCACCGGCTGTGGATGCGCAAGGACGCCATCTTCGGGGTGGCGGGCACGCCCGGCCTGGGCGTGACCGTGGTGCAGGCGCAGATCCGGGAGGATGCCGACATCCTGGCGATGCTGGCCGGGATTGACCGGAGGGGCTTCTGATGAACAGGAGTTCATTGATGAACAGGAGTTCATAATGGCGACGCTAGAGGGGTTTCTCGACGAGCTGATCGCGGTTGTCCGGGATGTATCCGGCATTGCGTTTGTGCCCGACGACCCGCCGGCGCGGCTGGCGAGTCACCCGGCGGGTGTGGTGTGGCTGACGGGCGGCCGTTCGGTCATTGGGCCGCCGGGACTGGCGACGTATCACCATGATGTGCGGATCGGGCTGATGACGGCGATTGAGAACACGGCCGTGGCGAACCAGCGCATCCTGCCGCAGATTGAGCCGGTGATTGAGGCGATATGGACCGGGTTAACGACATCGGCGTTTGTGAACTGCCAGAACATCGAGGGTATCACGTATACGTATGGTCCGATTCAGTGGGCCGACATCTGGTACTTCGGGGCGATCATCGACCTGGAGGAAGTGAAGATCCAGAGGGAACTATGAGACTGAAATTCGTGGGTGCGGGGTTCCTGCCGGGCGTTCCGGCGCGGGACCTGGGCGAGGATGAGGTCGAGCAGTACGGCGGCGCGGCCGCGTTGATTGCTTCGGGGCTGTACGAGGAAGCAACGGAACAGGAGTTCCGACAACAACCGTTCGAGAAGGCCGACAGAACGCCTTCTAAGGCCCCAAATACGGCCGCTAAGGCCACAAAGGAAGGTGAGTGATGGCAGGTGCTAAATGGGCCCATCGCATCCAGTTGGGCCGCGAAAGTGTGGCGGGAACGGCCGTGGCGGCCACCGCGATCTGGCGCGGGGTGGGGGGCAACCTCCAGGACACGCGCGAGGTGACGATGGTCGAGGAGCAGGTGGGGATCGCCATCCCGACGACGCGCAACTACATCGGCCGTGTGGCGGGCGCGCTGTCGATGGCGGCAACGCCGGCGACGTTTGAGCAGCTCCTGCACATCCTGGAAGCGGGAATTAAGTCGGTGGGCACGGGAGCGGCCGACGGTTCCGGCAGCGGCAAGATCTACGCCTATCCGCTGGGGCTGACGGCGGTCAACACCATCAAGACGTACACGATTGAGACCGGCGACAACCAGCAGGCCGAGGAGATGGAATACTGCTTCGTCGAGAAGTTCACCATCAGCGGCGAGCGCGGCGAGGCGGTGATGATGTCGGCCGACTGGGTCGGCCGACAGGTGACGGAGACGACGTTCACCGGGGCGCTGTCGGTGCCGTTTGCGGAGACGATGCTGGCCGGGAAGGGGGCGCTGTACCTCGATCCGATTGCCAACGACTTCGGCGATACGCAGGTGACGGACACGCTGTTGAGCTGGGAGCTGTCAGTGACGACCGGCTGGAAGGCCAAGTACACGGTGGACAGTGGTCAGCTGTACTTCGCGTTCCACTACTTTGACAAGGATGCGTTCTCGGCCGAGCTGTCGGCAACGTTTGAGCACAATGCGACGGCCGTGGCGCAGAAGGCGCTGTTCCGGGCGGGCACACCGTTGCTGATCCGGCTGGAAGTGCCGGGTAGCGATCTGTCGGTGGCCGGGACGGCGTTCTCGACCAGGATGCTGCGCATTGACATGGCGGCCGTCTACAGCGAGTGGGATGCGCTGGATGCCGACGAGGGCAACAGCATTGTCTCGGTGAAGGCGATGGCGGGCTATGAGTCGACGACGGCTGACGCGATGTCGATCACCGTGGTGACGCCGATGGCGACGGTGCCGTAAGGAGAAATATGGCTAACAACGACAAACCGGCAATCCGTTTCCACGTTACGGCCGAGCGGATGGCGGCGGTTGAGCTGGGCGAGCTGCTGGATTTGCAGGACGCGCCCAATGATGTGCGCCGGGTGGCAGCGTTTATGGCGCGGTTTGTGGCGGACGCGGCCGGGAACTACCTGGAAGGCGAGGCGGCGACGGCGGCCGTGCGCAAGGTGACTATCGGCCAGCTTAAGGGCGCGTTTGAGCAAGTCACGGGCGAGATGGTCGAGGTGGCCGCCCCAAACGCATAAGGCGGCAGATCTACAATGCCGCCATGATGCCAAACGCCAATCTGCCCCTGCCCGGATGGACGGGCGTGCTCCAGGCGGCCGAAGCGTGGGGCTGCCCGCCGTGGGAGGTGACCGGGGAGCGGCCGCCGAACCGGGTGTTGTGGATGCTGCGCCGCGGGGCGTATGAGCGTGAAGTGAACCGCGCTGCCAGGGACAAACAGAAGCATCATGGGTAAGAACGAAGTCGAGATCATTGTCACGGCCGAGGATAAGGCCAGCGGCGTCCTGAGGGGGGTCGGCGGGGCGGTGTCGGGGCTCAGCCGTGTGGCTGTCGGCGCGGCGGTGGGCGGCATTGGCATATTGGCCGGGGGGTTGGCGCTGGCCGGCAGCGCGGCGATTGGCATGAACGCGTCGTTGGAGCAATCCGAGATGCAGTTCACGACGCTGATAGGCGACGCGGACAAAGCCGCCGAACATGTCGCTAACCTGTTCGAGTTCGGCGCCAAGACGCCGTTTGAGACGGGGCCGATTATCACAGCCAGCAAACACTTTCAGGTGTTTGGCGGCGACGTGCTGAACAGCATGGACAACCTGACATTGTTTGGTGATTCGGCGGCGGCCGTGGGTGCACCGATTGATGAGGTTGCTTTTTGGGTTGGCCGTGCGTATTCGGCGATACAGAACGGCCAACCGTTTGGCGAATCGGCGGCTCGGCTCCAAGAAATGGGGTTGATGACCGGCGAGACCCGCCTAGAGCTAGAGTCATTAAACGAAGAAGGCGCGACCGCGGACGAAATTTGGTCGCATTTCCAAGGATCTTTTGAGAAGTTCAGCGGCTCTATGGAGATGCAGGCCAACTCATGGGTTGGATTGACCAGCACCATCAAAGACAACGTGCAGCTACTGGCCGCGCAGGCGCTGAAGCCGTTCTTCGACCTGGCAAAAGAGGGCATGGCCGGGCTGATAGCGTGGATCAACGATCCGCGGGTGCAGGCGGGGATTCAAAAGATCACCGAAGGTCTGACGGCCGTCATTAAGGCAGTCGTGTCCTTTATCAACAACTTGCGCGAGGGCATGTCGCCTATGGACTCCTTCATTGAGGCGATATGGGATCTCGTGCCGCAGCCGGTGTTGGATGCGCTGGTTAACTTCCGGGACAACATATTGCCGGGGTTGATGACGGCGTTTCACAACATTGTTGATCCCATTGTTGCGTGGGTGCAAAACAACGTCCAACTAAAAGACGTGCTGATTGTCCTGGCCGGTGTTGTCGGCGGCGTGGTGCTGGGCGCTATCTGGAGCGTCATTACGGCAATGGCCCCGCTGCTGCTGGTATTCGGCGCGGCCATCGCCATCGTCGCCCTGCTACGAAATGCGTGGGAGAACAACTGGGGTGGGATTCAGGAGAAGACGGCGGCGGTGCTCGGATTCATTCAGGGGATCATTCAGAGCGCCTTTGCGGCGATTCAGGCGTTCTGGGCGGCGCATGGCGCGGATATCATGGCAAAGGCGGCCGAGATATGGCAGACAATCCAGACGGCCATTTCTACCGTCATCACAACCGTACAGACCATTATCACAACGGCGTTCGCAGCCATTCAGGCATTCTGGCAAGCGCACGGCGCTGCGATTCTGGCAACGGCTACGCAGTTCTGGAACCTGATCAAGGGCCTCATTGACGGGGTTGTCAATCAGATCAAGCTGATTGTCGATGCGTTCCGCCTGGCATTTGAGGGGGACTGGTACGCGTTTGGCCAGAAGCTTTTTGAGATCTGGGAGAACGCCTGGAACACGGTCGTCAACTTCCTGAGCGGGCTATGGGATATGGTGCTGCCGTGGCTTAGCAGTTTGTGGAACAGCGTTAAGGGCTGGTTTACGGGAACGGACTGGGCCAGTCTGGGGCGGAGCATCGTTCAAGGCATCATCAACGGCCTGCGGGCCATGGGCGGCGCGTTGAGCAGTGCGCTGCAGGGCATTGTTGACGCTGCGATTCAGAGAATTAAGGCCATGCTGGGTATTGCCTCACCGTCAAAGGTGACGACGCACTATGGCAAGATGATTGGGCAAGGGCTGATTGACGGCATGTTGTCCACGGTCGGGGCTGTTGGCGACGCGGCCGGGCAGATGTTCGGCGTGGCCGGGATGGGCGGCATTCGCCTGGGTATTGGTGGTGGTCGTGGATATTCAGCCGGTGGTAACAGCCAGTCAACCGTGGTCAACATCGACGCTCGCGGCGCGGCGCGGGGGGTGGATCGCGACCTGCGGGCCATGGTGGAGGACGTGCTGCGGCAGTACGGGACGCAGGCGGATATGCGGGTGAGGACGAGCTAATGGCGAGTGTACTGAAACTGAGTGACGGCACGACCACGGTGGACTTCGTGACCGACAGCGCCTATCGCGTGCTGGATTGGTCGCCGGCGGTGGCGGTGCGGCGGGAGAACCTGCTGGGCGGCCGCGGGCCGTATACGGATGTGGTGGAGGAGATGCGGCTGTTCATCGGCGGCGCGTCGGTGCTGAGCAAGCTGGCGACGTTGCAGAAGCTCATCGACCAGGCCGAGCGGTGGAGCCGGGGCGAGCCGGTGACGGTGGTTTGGCTATCTATCCAGCTAACGGCATCCAGCCAGGAGCTGATCTCGGTGGTCTACGGGCCGCCCTCGCCGGGCGAGGCGGCGATTGAACTGCCGCCGAACTTCACCAACTCACCGGCCGTGACGGCCATTGACCCGGTGATTCTGCGCTTTCGCCGGGCCGGGTTGTGGCTGGCGCCGGAGGACACGGTGAGCGGCAGCACGGCGGCCAACCCGACGACCCTGACCGGGCTGTTGCCGAGTGGCGTATCGGCGGCCGATTCACCGTGCGAGTTGCGGCTGACGGGTATGCCGTGGAAGGAGGGCGTGTTCTGGAATTCGTTCGTGCTGGCCGCAAGCGCCGACACGACGGCCAACGCGGCCAAGAAGCTAGTGATCATCGAGGCGGAGGACATGGAGACCGGGGCCGGCGGGCCGACGGCTACGACGGATACAACCAACAAGGCGCGGGGCGATGAGGTGTTGCGTTATGACATGTCGGCCGGGGTGCCGGAGCTTTCGCTGCTGTATGACATCAGCGCGTCGGTTCACACGGCCGTGCGGCGGTGGTCGGTGTTTGCCAGCGTGCGCAACAACTCGGATACGGTGTCATTTCGGGCGCGGGCCCGGCTGTCCGACGGCGGGGTGTACGCCAACAGCTATACGGCCTGGGTGACGATTCCGGCCGACTTCAACAGCAACAACCCGGCCTGGATCTACCTGGGTCAGGCGTCCATTCGCCAACCGCTGCGGAAGCTGCTGCTGGAGGTCGTTTCCAACGGGACCGGCACGATTGACTTTGACGCCATCGCCCTGCTGGCATCGGACAACCCGACAACGAGCCGGGCCGTCGCGTTGCTGGACAACGACCCCGGCAATGACGGCGCGACGTTCTCCACCTCGCGGACGCTGTACATCGACCATGAACTGGCGTTCGGCACGCAGCCGCTGGTCTATGTGCTGGATGGCACTGACCAGCGCTTCCAGAACTACGCGGGCGATCCGGCGCTGTTTGCAGGGGCGGATGAGCCGGCGGTGGCGGCGGTGTGGCTGGCCTGCGGCCGTTACAACGAGGCGTTCTGGCGGGCGACGGACGCGTCGGGCACGGTGGTGTCCAACCAGCTCCTGCTGCGACGCCAGAAGGGCCAGTTAACGGTGACCTAATGCTGAGCTTTCAGATCTACACCGACTCGAGCCGGACCAGCCTGCTGGCGGACTACTCCTGGCGCCTGGGCGATGGGGGCGGGTTGCAGTTCGGGACCAACGGGCACGGGTTCGCCTCACTGCGGGCGCCGCTGGTGCGGATGGCCCTGGACGAGGCGTTTCGGGTGTATGAGTGGCCGGGGACGCCGCATGTGGTGGTGAGTAATCAGGCCACGGGCGTGGTGTGGGAAGGGCGGCTGGAGGACATCGCCCTGGTGCCGGGCGGGGTGTCGCTGGGGGCGCTGGGGTATCAGCGGGCGCTGTCGGATGTACCGTACACGGCGCTGTGGTCGAAGACGAGCACGGCCGACTGGCGGCCGGTGACAGCAGACGACCGGGCCGATGCCCTGCCGGCGCAATACGAGATGGACAACAACAACCGGCTGTACGTCACGCTCAAGAAGGGCGAGATGTATAGCAGCGCTGCGCCCAAGTACGGCGAGTTGACCTACTCGGCCCCGCATCTAGGCGCCCGGAACATCCTCAGTTTCGAGGCCGATTATGCCGTTCTGCTGCCGGCCGGGTTCCGGCTACGAATGAACTCGTGCGCCTTTGACTTCTCCAGCATCACCGCCGAGGCCACGGTCACGGCAACGGGATCGCTGCAAACGGGCACATGGTCACTGACCACGACGGCGAACCAACGGCTATTTATGTCGGTGGTCAACGCCAGCGGCAGCCCGGTCACGGTCACGGCGGAGACGGGCGACTGGTACGCCAAGCTGACCGACATCCGCATTAAGACGGCCACGGACGCAACGATTTTGGCCTCAACGATTGCCGGGCGGATGGCCGCGTATGTAAACGGCATCAACGCGCTGCACCTGTCTTCCGATACGGGGTTGATTGAGGCGACGGCCACGGACCTGCAGGACGAGATCTATGAGGACCTGTATCCGGCGGCGATCCTGGACCGGCTGGCCCTGCTGCACACGGCGGAGTGGGGCGTGTGGGAGGGGCGGTTGCTGCACTTTCGGCCACGGGGCAGCCGGGGGCGGCACTGGTATGTGGATGTGTCGCGGGTCCCGGAGTTGCAGCGGAGCCTGGAGAACGTGCGCAACAGCGCCTATGCGGTCTACCGGTCGGCCGACGGCAAGACGCTGCGCCGGGCGGCGGCCGATGACACCGACAGCCAGGAACGGTACGAGGTCGTCCGGCGCGGCTATGTGAATGTGCAGACGACCAGCGGCACGGAGGCCGATACGCACCGGGACACGTGGCTGGCGGACCGGGCCAACCTGGCGGTGCGGGCGCGGATTGTGTTTGACCGGCTGTATGACGCGGCCGGGGCCGATATGCCGCTGTACGCCATGCGGGCGGGGGACACGGTGACGATGCGCAATCTGCCGCCGACGCTATCGACGGCCGTGGACCGGATTCGGACGTTTACGGTGGGGGAGACGCTGTATGACACGGCGGCCGACCGGCTGGACATTGCGCCCAGCGACCCGGTGCCGACGCTGGTAACGCTGGTGGCGCGGCGGGAGGCGAGGGTCTAATGGCTGTCTACTCGCAGCGAGTGGCCGGGGGGTGGGCCGACGGCGCAGAAAATAACGGAGCCTATACCTGGGAAACAACGTCGCTGAACTGCAACACCGCGGTGCAGCTCGTCGCCTTCTACTGGGGTAGCCTCAATATCCCGCAGGGATCGACGATCAACTCGGCCACGCTGGAGTTGTATTTCTTCTCGACCAGCTACGACAGTCCCGACGTCCGGATCACGGCGTACGATGCCGACGGCGCCGTCACGATGAACGACGGCGGCTCGTACTACCTGAGTAATCTGACGAAAACCAGCGCCTATGTGGACTGGGTGGCGTCGAATATCGGCATTGGCTCTAAGGCGTCGCCGGATATCTCGGCGGTGATTCAGGAGGTGGTGGATCGGCCGGGATTCGATGAACTGACGATCAACCTGTTCCTGACCGGCAACTCGAGCAGCAGTGCGTTACGGGTCCACGCGTATGAGGGCAGCACCAGCCTGTGCGCCCTGTTGACGATCGATTACACCCCGCCCAGCAGCGGGCCGTACGAACAGAGTGTAGCCGGGTCGTTGGGGTCGTCGGGCGTGGCGGTGAAGCGGCCGTCCGTGCTTCGAGCAGGAGTACTGACGAGCAGCGGCGCGGCCGTCCGGCGGATCGGAAAAGGCGTGGTGGGCACGTTGACGAGCGCCGGTGTTGCTGTGCGCCGGACGAGCCGGGGCCTGGCGGGGACGCTGACGAGCAGCGGCGCGGCCGTGCGGCAAACGGCGCGAGGGTTGGTGGGGGCAATCTCGCCCACAGGTGCAGTGACGGCGGCGCGGGCATTGGCGCGGGCGCTGGCAGGCAGCCTGACGAGCAGCGGCGCGGCCGTGAGGCAAACGGCACGCGGGTTGGCTGGGGCAGTCTCGCCCGCCGGCGCGGTGACGAAGGTTAAGGCGTTCCTGCGGTCGGTTGGCGGCACACTGACGAGCAGCGGCGCGGTAACAACGACGCGAGCGTTTGCGCGGGCGCTGGCAGGGACGCTGACAAGCAGCAGCGCGGCCGTGCGTCAGACGAGCCGGACGTTGGCCGGGTCGTTGGCGAGCACGGGTGCGGCCGTGCGGCAGACGGGCAAGGCGGCGGCCGGGGCACTGGGTTCGTCGGGCCTCGTCGGCACGGCGCGGGTGCGGTTGGTGGCGCTGGCCGGGGCGCTGGGGGCGGCCGGGGCGCTGGTCCGGCAGACGGTGACGGCCCGGGCCGGGTCGTTGGAGCCGTCGGGCGCGGTGGCGAAGCAAGCCGCGCGGGCTTTGGCCGGTTTGGTGGATGCGGTAGGTGGCGTTGGCCGGCAGACGCTTAAGCAGGCGGCCGGTGTGTTGGCGACGGCGGGCGCGGCGGTGGCGTCGTATGTCCCGGTGAGTTTTGTGCCGGCATTGGTTCAGTTGACGGCGCGGGCGCGGGCATTTGGCCTGACGGCGGCGCGCCGGTTGTTTAATCTGCATGTGAGGTGAAAAGATGACTGTTGGAGATGTGGCAATTCGTGGACAGGTAAAGGCGCGGAAGATCGCCGCGCCGGGGCCGGGTTGGGCCTGGAAGCTGAGTAACACGTTGCGGGTGGCCTACCTGTGGGGGTGGCTGAGCAACCTCATGGCCCGGTCGGTCTCGGCGTTGACGGGTATCCCGACGATGACGGCCGAGCTGCGCGCGGTTCATATCGCCGCTGACGGCCGCAAGGTCAACTACGGCGTGCTGTCGCGGCGGCTGGTGACCACGGCGTTCGTGAACTTCGTGGTGGACCAGTTGCAGACGGAGACATCTGTGTTTGGGGACTTCAAGTACCACGACAGCGGCGTGGGGACGACGGCCGAGAATGTGGCCAATACGGCCATGGAGACGACCGACGGCGAGAGCCGGGCGACGGGGACCCAGACGGAAGGCGCGGCCAATGTCTATGTGTCGGTGGGGACGATCTCCTACACGACGACCAAGGCGATCACAGAGCACGGGCTGTTCAACGACCCGACGGCCGGGACGCTGATGGACCGGAGCGTGTTCTCGGCGATCAACGTGGTGAACGGCGATTCGATCCAATTTAGCTATTCGTTAAGTGTGAACAGCGGTGGCTAAGGAGCAACGAGATGGCATCAGCTCGGGATCGTGAGGTGCGTGAGGGTGTCCAGCATCAGGGCGAGGACGAGGTCCTCGCCTACTCGCTGGACACCTCGCTGATTGGTGTGCCGTCAGCGCCGGTGGTGGTGGTAAAGAACGCCGCCGGCGCGGACGTGACCGGGGATGTGATGCCGGTCAATGTGCCGACCGTGGCCGACAGTGTGATCACGCTGTCGCCGCTGAGTGGTCTGACGGCCGGACAGCGGTATCGGGTGGAGGTGAAGTATGTCGTCGGCGGGAATACGCTGGAGAACTACTTCTATGTTGAGGGGCAGGAATAGCGGGTAAAGGATGGAGTCATGGCACGACCGGTGGAGTTCCTTGAGGAAGAGATCAATGAAGCCAAGCTCGAGCTGGTCGAGATTCGCGGCATTCTGTACGGCGACAAGAAGCGCAATGAGACTACCGGCATTGTGCAGGCCGTGGGACAGATGGCGCGGATGGGCGAGGAACGCGACCGGCGATTGGCGCGGATGGAAACGCTGCTGGAGCAGAATGCGGCGGCCGTGTCACGATTGGAGGTCCGGCTGGAGCCGGTGGCGCTGCGCGCCGAAGACCAGCGGCGCAATGCCGCTTCGGTGACGCTGGGCAATATCGCGCTAATCCTGTGGGTCATCATCGGCACGCTGCCGGTCCTGATCTCGGACTTCCGGTCTACCCTGTTCCCAGACGAGCCGTGGCTGTGGCTGGGGGTCCTGGTTCTGGCGGCCGGGGGGTTTACCGCCCTGGCATTGACCACCCGCAAGAGCGGGAACGGCCGGTAGAGAGGGTGATTCCGGCATGGCGAAAGGTGTGAAGCTGACCGAAGGCGAGCGCCGGCGGATCCTGGACCTGGTGGCCGAGGGGTATAGCTATGCCGAGACGGCGCGCCGGACGGGGTTCGGCGTGGGGACGGTGTGCCGGACGGCGCAGGCGCAGCCGGAATATGCGCCGCCGGATGCCTGGACGGCCGAGACCATCGCCGCGCCGCTGGAGCGGCTGTACCGGTCAGGCATGAGCTACGAGGCCATGGCGTCTCGGTTGGGGATCAGCACTGGGCATCTGAAGCGGTGGCGGCGACGGTTGGGATTGATCAGCCGGCGCTGGGAAACGACGGATGAGGGTGTGGCGGAGATGGTCCGGTTGCGCGAGCAGGGATTGTTCTACCGGGAGATCGCGCAGCGGTTGGGCTGCTCGGCCGACACGGTGTGGGCGCAGCTGAGCGGCCGTGACGATCTCGACCTGCGCCGGGCGCGGGCGCGACGGGGCGAACTCGCCCGGCAATGGGCCTATAGGGACTATGGGCGATATGGGAGTACCCATGGACGTTGAAATTGAGCCGATTTCTGTGATCCAGGAGAGCGCGGCCGGGATTAACCCGACGCCGGATGTCCTGGCGGCGTGTTGGAAGGCGCAGGTCCTGGGGCTGTTGTTTCCTGCGGTCGGCGGATGGGACGCCGGGGCGGAGGTTGTCCCGGTGGCGGCGCGGGTGGAGATGGAGCTGGCGCCGTTGGGAGCGGTCTATTATGTCAGCCAGGCGGTGGCGATCTGTGCGCCGGAGCCGGGGGACGCGCTGCCGTCGGCGTGGCCGGTGGTGGATGTCCTGACGATGAATGGGGCGTATGCGGCCGGTGAGGTGGTGGCGCTGCCGGTTCCGGTTGACCGAGCGATGGCGACCGAGGGCTGGGGAGTGCAGCTGCGCGCGGTGGACACGGCCTATAACAATCTGCGCGGGGTGGTGGGCAGCGTGCGGCTGGTTGTGACCTATGCGGCGCCGGACGTGCCGGAGGCTGAGCCGCAGGAGTATGCGTACACGATCCACCGGGCGTTCGTGCCGGGGGATAGCGTGGTGCTGAGGGTTGTGAACGACGGCCGCCAGATGGCGGAAATGCGGTTCATTATCTAGTGCGAGCGTTTAGCCAGGAGTGTTAACATGACTGAGAATGTGGCGTTGGCAGCGATTGTGGCAGCGGTGCTGTCGTTGTTGCTGGAGTGGTTTCCCGGCCTGCGCGTGTGGTGGGACGGGTTCGATAGCAGCCAGAAACGCGGCCTCATGGCGCTGGCCGTGATGTTGACGGCGCTGATGACGACCGGCGTGCAGTGTCTGTACTATGACAACTGTCCGGCCGACTGGGTGAAGGTGGCGCTGGAATTGTTCCTGGCCTTCATTGCGGCGGCGGCCGGGTCGCAGGGCGTACACCAGTTGACGAAACGGCCGTCGGTTGCGGTCGGGGGCGAGGCGTCCGATGTCGGATAAGCGAGGATGGTTATGGACTCTACCGATACTCGGCCTGATTGTGATTGCCCTCTTGGTCGGCTGCTGGCCGCGGCCGGAACCGCCGAAGCCGACGCCCGTGCCGCCGACGGCGACGGCGACGCGGCCGCGCCCGGTGCCGCCTACCCGTATCCCGTCAACGCCGACGGTTGCACCATCTGTCACTGCATCGCCCAGCCCGACGGCGACACCTGTTGCGCCCACGGCCACCCTTGCCCCGCCTGCGAGTCCAACCGTCAGTGTGACGGCTACACCGATTCCAACGGCCGTGGCTTTGCGTGGTATCGCACGCGTACAGGCTGGCGATACGTTATGGAGTATCGCCTGCCGATACTATGACGGCCCGCTGCTGCCGGGGGCAAATCAAATGACCCACTGTACCTGCTGGCCGGGGGTTGCCGAACACAACGGCATCGAACCGCCGCAGGTCATTGGTATCGGATGGACCATTCAGGTGCCGTGGGAGTGTAAACAATAGCAATGTGGGGCCGGGGAGTGTAACTTTCCGGCCCTTTTTTTAATCCCGTCGAATTCGATGGGATTAGAAGGGGAGTGACAATTGTCGACGCCAATGATTATTCTGGCGGCGTTTGGGGACATGCACACCAACAGCCGGGTGGCGCTCATGCCGCCGTCGGTGCGACTGGATGACGGGGACACGGTGAAGGCGTCGCCGTTGCAAAAGTTCATCTGGCGGCAC